TGGCCGACTTCGCCAGCCCGCTGGAGGATCAACCCGGTACGGTCGAAGAAGATCGCTTCGCGCGTCACGGGGACGATCAAACCACGCTTGACGGTTTGCGGGGTTTGAATCCAGTCTTCGTTGATGCCGACGGTCGGGTAGGCTTCGTTTTCGCCCACCACTTCGGCCTTGTCGCCGATGCGCCCCATGCCAGCGATTTTCTCGCCGTTGAACTGCGTCGGGACGGTCGGAATCATCCCCGAGAAGACGAACTGCTCATCCTGATAGGCGTTCAGGATGGTGTTGTAGATGATTTGGCCCGTGATGTTCGAGAACGCCGAAGTCTCGACCGCGCCCGCTTCGACCAGGGCCGTGAGGCTCGGGGCCGATTCGCGGAGTTGCGGCGCCCAGGCGTCAGCCAACTCGCGACCAACCGGCGCGCCCGTCGCCGGGTCGGAAACAAAGTTCTCAAACAGTTGGCGAATCGAAAAGTCTTCGCCCTTCAATTCACCCTTCTCCAGGGCTTCGCGCAAGTCGCCGAAGAACCGGGCTTCCTGCTTGTCTTTTCGAGCGGCCTCCCACAGTCGCCGCATGGGCTGGATTTTCACGGGCATGGTCGTTTTCCTTGGTCCTAGTGGTGACTGATTGGGAAGCAAGCGGGCTCAAACTTGGCCCACGTTGCCGCTTGTTTCGGGTGACGATTAGGCGCGGATGGAGTACGCCGACAGGTAATCCACGTTGACGGTTTCGGCGTTCGAGCCGCCCGCCTTGGCGTAGACGAAAACCTGCATCTCGGTCGCGTTGGCGTAGGTCGTCGTGATCTTGTAGACGTGCACGCCGTCGATGAAGAACGAGACTTCGACTTGGGTGCTCGAAATCGCGTAGATTTCAATGCGGAACGTCTTGTAGGACGAACCGCCCGCGGTTTCGGCTTTCTTCGTGAGGCTGTTGGTTGCCGTCAGTTCGGCGCTCGTCTTCGTCGAGCCATCGGCAGCCTGAACATTCCAGTTTGTGCCGCCGTCGACCTTGTAGAAGACGGCCCCGCTGTAGCTGGCCTTGGGTCCGCCGCCATCGTCGACCATCGCGTTCGCGCCGACGGCATCCATGAAGCCGAACATCACGTTGGCGTCGTCGGTATTCGCTTCCGAATACTGAATGCGGGCTTCGGCCACCAATTGGCGATTGGCCGCGATTTTGAAAATCTCTTTCGTGGTCTTCACGGCGGCTTCGTTGTTGTTCGTCGCGTCCGTGAAGATGGCGAGCACCCCGCCGTGAGCGTCGGTTGCGGCCACGGTTGCGGTCGCATCGGCGGCCAGCGAGGTGAACATGTCACCCGTGACGAATTCAAAGAAGTCGTCGAAGAAGCCGAACTGCTGACGACCAAGCAGAAGGGCGGCGGGCTGTTGGACCAGTTTCGAAGCCATAAGTGGCACTCCCTAAATCGTGTTTCTGCTTGTGCGTTTGCGCTGTGAATTCGCGGTGTTTTTTGACTCTTCGAACTAGCGAACGGCAGAGGCGAAACCGCCCTTAACTGCCGATTCATAGCCGCCGACGCTGGCATCGCCGTAGCCGGTAAAGGCTTCGCGCAGGTTGGTGGACTTCGGCTTGGGGCGAGCAACACCAACGGCCCCGCTGAACCGCTCCAAGAGGCTCGAACCGCTGGCCGAACCGCCAGCGCCGCTGGCGTCGTCGTCGGCCTTGGGCTTCCACGATTCGACCAGGGCTTGGCGTTCCTTCTCGTCGGACAAGGCAACCACGGCCTTGATCTTCACTGGGTCGCGCTTCACGCCGGCCGATTCGAGCAATTCGGCGGCCTTGGCTTCCTCTTCCATCGCCTTGATCTTGGAGACGGCTTCCGTGAGCTTGGTTTCGGCGTCCTTCAGCTTGCCTTCCAGTTCCGCGATTTTGGTCGCTTCGGCCATGGCTTCTTCCTCCGGTTTCGGTTTGGTTTTCTTCTCGCCGCTGGCGTTGGTTTCGCCTTGGCCGTTGTTCGTGTTGCTCGAATCGCTCGACTTTTTGACGAACGGGTTTTCGCCAGCACCCTGGCCGCCCGTCCCGCCCGATGCGCCGCCCTGGCTGCCTTCACCGTCGCCGCCGTCTTCGCCGTCCATCTCGTCTTCGCCTTCACCGTCTTCCATTTCCGGCTTCGGGGAGGCAGATTGCAGAAGGGCCAGCGAGTTTTTGCGAGCGTTCAGGATTTCTTCGAGTTGGGCGATAATCGCCGACGGGTCGGCCTCGGAGTCGAGAACGGCAATGATGGCTTGCCGGAAACCGGCTTTGGCGGCCATGGTTGCGGGGTCTTCGACCTTCTCCATGGCCGCGCCGTTCGCGCCGGGCATTCCCGAGCCGCTTTCGTCTTCGCCGCCGTCGCTTCCGCCCGCGCTGGCCGCTCCGCTCATGCCACCAGAAGCGCCAACGCCATTTCCGCCGACGCCTTCGTAGGACAGTCCGGCTTTCTTGGCGTAGGCATTTCCGTAGCCGTCGTCGCCGCCGCCCATGCCCTGGCCGAGCGATTCGAACAAGCTGTTGACGGTCGCAGGCTGGGCCACCAAGTCGACCGAATGGACGATCTTGACCGAGTCGACGACCAGCCGTTCACCTTCCCGAACGACATGGCCTTGGGCGTCTTGCGATAGTCCGAATAGCGACGGATTTCGCTTGGCCGCTTCCACAACCCGTTCGCTCATCGGGTGCGACTTGAGGTAGAACATGTCGGCAAACAAGCCGCCTTCTGCCTCTCGCACGCTCGACAGCCAGCCGAACTTGTCTTCGGCCAGTCGATCCGATTTCGGGTCTTGGTTGTGGTTGATGTAGACCGGCTTGCCTTCGTAGAGCGAAACAGCCTCACGAAGGGCTTTCTTCGAGTACGTCCGGCCGTTTCGCGAGTCGAAGCCGATCACCTTGACGCCCTTGATGACTCCGGCGTTTTCGTCGACTTGAAGCGGGGCCGAGTTGACCGTGATTTCGCGGAGCGAAGATAGGCCGCCGTTTCCCGAACCGCTGGTCGAACCACTGGCCGCACCATGGCCGCGATTGTCGCCCGCTTTCACGTTCGCTTTTCGCTTGGCCATCATTTCACCAGTGGTTATGAACTCGCCCCGACACGTTCAAAGTCATATTGAATCCAGCACCTACAACGCGGGTGAGCGGGTGGGCCGGATGGATGGCGAAATTGCCATTCGCTTCGCGACAATGAGTGAAGCGGTGCGCAAATCTCGCAAACCCTGCCGTCCATTTCAGTGAACCAAATATCTTGTTCACTTTGCAAACCTCCGACGCGCGTTGCCCATTCACTTCCAGCAGACTGGGCCGCCGTCACCTCGGTAATTGCAATTCCGGCCGCTCGGTCGGGGCCAAAAACGGTTACAAGATCACCTTGCACCAAATGTTCTGGGGGAGGGGAGCCGGTTCGCCGCTCTAGCTCGGCGTAGCGGTCTGCCAGGGTGGTGAAGCGGTCGCGCGAAGTCTGAACGATTTGCGACGACGCGCGGATTCCCTGGCGAATGGCGAAATCTTGGGCGGCTCGGCTCAGTGCGTCGGACTGTGATTGCGAGAGACGATGCGCGAAAGCCGATCCCGCGAAAACCAGCAGGAGCACGGCCGCCAATTCGTTTTCCAACTCCTTCTGGACTTGCAGCCAAAAACCCTCCCCGAGTCGCTTCGGGTCGGGTGGGTCTCCCATCGCATCGCGGGCCGCTTGCCGGTGGGTCGAAGAGAGAGTCGACAGCCGGGAGGCTAGTTCGGCTTCGGATTCGTAGCGGCCAGAGAATTCGGCCATGGTTGTGGCCTACTGTTTGGTTTTTTCGGATTCGGCCAGCGAGCGGAGAACAGCTACCGCCTCTTCGGTGGTGCGAACCGATTCGAGGGCCGCGCGCACCGCGGATTCCGCGACTTTGGCGTTGGCATCTTCGCGGGTGGGAGGCTGTTGGTTTTGCTGTTGCTGATTCTGCCCATCCTGGCCGCCAAATCCGCCTTCGTTTCCACTGTTCCCGCCAAATCCTCCACCGCCAAATCCGCCGCCCGAGAGCATCGGAGGCGGCTCGACCTTCTCTAGCGCCCCGTTCGCCTGTTCCTCTTCAAAATCCAAATCCTCTTCTGTTGCCCACGTCTTCTTCGACATGATTCCGCCATCGACCAGCACTTTGCGACGGTTCGTTTCCTTCTCCCGGTCCCTTACGGCCACGTCAGGGCAACCGATCGAGATTTGCACCACTCGCTTGACATCGCGAAACGGAACCGGAATTCGTCCACACTGGCAAGCCCAGCCGATGACGCGCCAGAGGATGCGCAGGAAGAACTTCGACAGCGTCCCTTGCTCCGATTCGATGGCTTTCACGAATGGCGATTCGGCCACCATGGTCGAAGAGTAATTCGCGTTCGACGCATCACCCGAAATCAGGTATTCGGGGGCGTTCCAGCGCGTGCCGATCGACCGCAAGCCAGCCTGGAGGACTTCGATATAACTGCGAGCCGCTTCGCCGTTCGCCATCGGGCTCCCGAGATACTCCATTCCCTTGGGAACATCCAGCACGGTTCCGGGACGATACGACTGCTGGTAGGTGGTGCGATTGATGCCGCGCCGATCCGTAACCGACTGCGTCCCCGTCGCATTCCCGCTCCGCATCGTCTCAACTTGGGCCT